CGAGGCGTGAGCCTCGGGGGCCCTGTTCGCTAGGTCCGTGATCCCACGGTTTAACTTTCCAACTAGCGTTGGCACTTGCTTCAGTGCCAGGAGGTCATGATGAGTGTGCTCTCATACGAGGACATCGGGCCAGATATTGATTACTGGCAGATGGGCCCCGTTCCCTGTACGAGTGGTTTGTACGGGGGCTTTCCATTGGGTCGTGGTCCTCAGCGTATTGAAACTAAGTATACTGAGGGTGGCAAGACGCCACATTTCACTTCCCGGATGAAAAGAGGAGAGTTAATACCGTATACGTTTTTCAAGCAAACCTACACTAAATGTGAGGTCACTGCTTCTCATGCGTATGTCCGTGCGTATAACGGTTCCCTGTGTTCACACTGGGATTGGGCGAATTTTGCCCCCGCTAATGCGCAAGCAGTGAAAGCTATGGTCGAGTCAGCCGCCTTAGTCGACAGGTTTAACTATGCCGACGACGGTAACTACTATGTCCAAGCTGCCGCTGCTGCCATTTACGCGTCAGGGTTTGATGCACTGACGTTCGTGGCCGAACTCCGAGAGGCACACGCTTTATTCAAGCGTACGTCTTTTCGCGTTCTTAAGTTTTACGAGCGCGTTCGGAGGGACAAGCCCCTACTTTCAGCGAAGAAGCTCGAGAAAGAGCTCTCTCATCGCTGGCTGTCGGAGCGTTACGGTATGGCACCGCTGCGCCGAGATCTGCAACAGCTTACACAAGCTGTCGAAGCTTTCCAGACGGAACGCTTCACGCGGTTCAGAAAGCGCGTTGGTGCTGATTCATTCATCACTGCCCCGTTATCGGCGCCTGTAATCAACTGGGACCCCTGGGGTAATACTCAAGGGTCCGGAAAGTTGTTACTACGCGGACTTGCTAGGCTGGATATAGGGATACGCGGTAGCGTTGCTGCCGATATTTCACCTCCGGTCATGCAGGTTAATGTTCCACTGACGGCGTGGGAGCTTATTCGCTTCTCGTTCGTTGTGGATCGTCTGATAAACGTCGGCCAGGCCATTAATGCGGTTTCGATGCTTCTGACTGCTTCGGCAGTTACATCGGCCCGCGGTATGGCTGGGCGTATTTCCATGACGCCTTACCTCGAGACGCAGGACCTGAAGACGTGCGATGTTGAACTATCGTACGCCGGCAGTTTTGTGCAAGAGGTAAACCTCCGGGTTCCCACCAAAATATCGGTGCGCCCTCTCGTGAAGCTCAGGCTGGACCCACTTTTCGTTGTTGATTTAGTGGGCCTGGCCTCCAACTTAAGGAGACCATAGACCATGGCCGCTATGACCACGGTACTCACCGAAGCCGTCGGCAGGATCGCCAACGGCATTGCCTATACCTTCTCGGGGAATACTTTTGCGTCCCCTCGACAGGTGCTGCAGCGCAGCAAGGCTGGCAACGCAGCCCGCGGAACGTCCGCCGAAGATCGCTTGAATGTGATCATCGGTACGACGGACTCTGCGGGTAACGTGCTACCCGGTGTCATTTCCTTCGAAGCTGTCGTTCGCCGTCCGGTGAACGGTCAGTCCGCAGACCTTGCAACGGCGCTCGCCACTTATCGCGACATCGTCGCGAGTGATGAGTTCGAAGCAATGGTTAACAACCAGACCGCTCTGAAGTAATGAGCGGTGTGCTGGTTATCGCTACCGGTGTTGCCTCCTTCCTTTTCGGATGGGAGCTTCATCACTGGGTTACTTGGGCCTCTCATTTGTTTCATTGAGGCGCATAATTTCCCAGAGACCCGGTATCTGCTTTGCCTAGCAGGCTTCAATCTCTGCTAGACATTCGAAGGAGGAAACTCGCAATGAGTAGCCAACATGTTGTGTACGACGCTTGTCGCCACTACATCAATGACAACAGGACTTTGCTAGGCGACAGCCTGTATCGCCGCGCCCTTGGTTTGATCAGGGCCCGCTCCTTTAAGGAGTTAGCTAAGTTCCGTGATGCCATCGACATAAGCACTAGCAGTGTCGATATACATCGCTGTTGCATGCAGGTGGAAGCGTTCTTTTCGAAGAATGCGGCATTCTCGGAGGATTCCGAGTGTGTGGCCAACGCAACCAGTTCTTTTCTGGATGCTGAGCTCCTCTGCTACGCAACAAACGAACGGCTTGATACCACTGATTTCTGGTGGGAAGAGTCCTCTCGTTCGTGGATAATGAATATCCTGGGCGATTTCTCCGAGTTCAAGTCTATGATTCCTGACTTGTGGAGACTCACGGGCGGTGCTACCAGCACGCGTCGTCGACGTGATGCACAGCCTGTCAAGAAGATGGGCTTGCGCACAACGGCGACTCCGGGTGCAGCTCCGTACTTAAGTGCCTTATACCGTTATTATGGGTTTGGCACGTACAGTATTGAGCACCGCATCCAGAACCGCGTTGCCTTTGTCCCTAAGACCTGGAAGACTCACCGAACGATCGCTGCTGAGCCTGACGGCAACTTGCCGTTACAGCTTAGCTTTGACACGTGGGTGAAACGTCGACTTGCGGCTTACGCCGGAATCGATCTTTCAGATCAGTCTCGAAATCGAGATCTCGCCAGGCTCGGGTCGTTAGAAGATGGTACATGGTGTACCATTGACCTGTCCGCCGCGTCCGACACTCTCGCCATGAATTTGGTAGCAAAGCTGCTGCCTGACGATTGGTATGAGTACTTGAACGCGATACGGTCGCCTGGTTACGTCGCTCCTTTTGGGTGCGGCGTTTACCAGAAGTTCAGCTCCATGGGTAATGGGGCTACTTTTGGACTTGAGACCTTGATCTTCGCTTCGCTCGTCCAAGCCACAGGTTGCCAAGAGTTTTCTGTTTATGGCGACGACATCGTTATACCCTTCGGGTACTATGATGCTGTGGTTCGGGCTTTGAACGATGCAGGCTTTCTCGTTAATACTGAGAAATCTTACCACATCGGCCCCTTCCGCGAAAGTTGCGGTGGGAATTACCATTGTGGTGTCGACATAACCCCGTTTAGAGTGCGCAAAATTCCGACTGCGAAGGCGGAATGGTGCCATTTTATTAATGGGCTAGTGTCGATAGGCCTGCCGGGCGGTAATCTTTGGGATTATTGCTTGGGTCTCATACGAGACCTGCGCTTACCCATTGGCCCGCCCACCGAGTCTACATTACGGTGGGTCCAAGTCGATAGCTATACTGCCTATCGGCTCGGCGTTCTAAAGTGGCGCTCCTCTCTTCAGGACCTGACCTGCAAAGGTTATGTGCCTGAGTCGCAGCCGAAGTCCCATGCTAGTTTCCGCGTGGGGCCGAAGCTTTTCCGCTGGTATTTGTTGGCGGAACGAATGTGCGATCGGAAGGAGTTCCTCGAGCTTAGTAGGGAGCCTGCTGTGCCTGCTACTGCAAAGTATAGGCTAAGGCGGGTTAGCTGGCGTCCGCCAGCTGCGGTAGGTGCTCCGCATCTTTGGATGTGGAGCGATCAGGTCTTCGCGAATAGCTAATTCCTGAACCTAGGCACATGGAGTGCCCATG